GTAATAAACTTGCTACGAGTAGTTCCGGGTAGCACCGTAGAAATCAACACAACCTTTTTGCTGGTCTTGGCATGCTGGTTGACTTTGTTGATGGCATCAATCACAGCGTCGTGGCCAAAGTCCTTGGGGGTCATGTGACTTGATGGTACTGAACCATCGTAACCTTCAGCATGTGGTGTTGGCACAGCAATAAAGATCCATTCGCTTTCATTGACCAACTCGTCAATGCTGCAAACTTTTACAGTGTCGCTGATACGTGGGTAAATATCATAACCCCGCACTGTGTGCTTTTCTGCCATTACTTCAGCGCAATCAAGGCCAAGTTTACCGATTCCGATAAATCCAATTTTTTTCATGTATGAGTGTTCCTTTAGATAGATTATACAATCACTTAGACGTTTTATGCAACCATGACATATTAATTTATCGCTTCTATCCACATGGATCAAAAAAACTTGACAATTTACTACCACTATCAGACAGTATAAACAATCGTGGCGGTTGGCAGAGATTGCTCAAACCTGGTGCTATCTGCCATGATCAAGAACCTTTGTTCTTTGATCAATACAGTAATACTGACATGCTAAATCAATTTTTATACAATAAAAAAGTAAAGATGACTCCAGATATTCTTGGGCGCATAACGTCAGCTATTAACAATCAACACTTGAGATGCATAATTGATTCCCAATACAGTGTGCATGATAAAACTTTGTTAGTACACAGTGAAAAAAACAGTATTAACTTGGATCGATACATACAAGCAGGGTTTATTGGTGTTTACTGGTGGGCACATGCTGCCATTGCTTGTGATTGGTTTAGATATGCTCAACACGATGACGCTCTCAAAATCAATTTTGACGCCATTGACAAAGACTTTTTGATTTACAATCGTGCCTGGACTGGCACACGAGAGTACAGATTAAAATTCGCTGAACTTGTAGTAAATAACCACCTACAAATGCATAGCGTAATGCGATTCAACTCTGATTCAGAAGGAAATAACTATCAAACGTTCACTCCTGTTAATTCTGCGTTTAAAATACAACGCACAGACCTGGAGAATCATTTTGACCCGTGTCTAGTAGATGCTACAGCCAGTGCAGATTATAACAATAACGATTATCAACACACTGCCATTGAAGTAGTATTAGAAACACTGTTTGATGATACCCGACTGCACTTGACTGAAAAGTCTTTAAGACCTATTGCCTGTGGCAGGCCTTTCATATTGGCCGCTGCTCCTGGAAGTTTAGCATATCTTAGAAGTTACGGTTTCAAAACATTCAATGGTTACATTGACGAAACTTACGATACTGTTCAAGATCCACTAGAAAGACTCATGTTCATTGTGAACGAAATGAAAAAAATATCGCAGTTGTCGCTGGATCAAAAACGTCAACTTTGGCAAAATCTCTATGCTATTGCTGACTATAATAAAAAATTATTTTTTGATCAATCATGGCAACAGAACATTTTTAATGAATTTAAAACCAATGCAAAATCAGCAATGGCAATATCTGAACACACCAAAACGGGCAAATACTGGAGAGCATTTTACGACGCCTGGAAAGAGTCTCCGGAAAAGTTTAACCACGTTGAGGTGCACGGATTAATTGATAGCATGTATCACGCTGAAGAAATTGAACAGTTACTTGGACAGCAGTCCAGATTGTTGAAATCTATCTAGCACCGCATCTAAATTTCCCACAGTGTCTGTGCCGTAATCAAAAGGTAAAATGTTACCAAATGGGTTTTTATCGCTAACACAGTTGATGTTAGCGGGAAAATCTTGATGGGTAAGATCTTCTAATTTTTTAATATCATATCTACGTTGGTGTGTCTGGATGTAATTGCTGTGTTGGCTAACAATCCAATTGCCCAAGAATTCATACTCGCTGAACCATTTGATGTTGCCAACATAGTCCCACGGGGTTTGTTCAATCAGCACATTAGACCACGGTTGTTCAAATCTACTGCTAATCAAGGTTTTTAGGCTATTCCAGTCTCTCTTAAAGACAGGCATCATTTCGGTAATATAACAATCGGTAGACTGTCTCGGTAATCCTGTAACATTTTCAAATGCTCTGTAATATTCCCAGGCATGTGTGGTGTCTGGCAGATAAAATAAGTTTAGTTTGTGATCAACTATGCATTCATATGGTGTAACACAAAAACTATCAGCATCATGAATGAATACTACATCTGCGTCAATTTTGTCAAGCATGTAAAACTTCATTGCTTGTTGGGTCAGCCAAGACCCGCGGTACTCGCCTGTGAGATACCAGTTGGCAATCAGGGGAAATTCTTTCACTAGGTCATAGTCATTGACATATTCAAATCCCTGAGTGTTGATTTTGTATTTTTCAAATACTTTTTGTAATCGATTGCCTGGAAGAGGGCATACTACATACGTTTTGTCAAATTTGCTAAGATTATGATCAAACTGTAGACTCAAACATGCGGCGCCTATACGATGTGCCCCAACCATCAAAACTCGTGATATTTTCACTCTAGACCCCTGTTATTGTATTATTTAGCGGGTACAGTAGGCTGTTTTTTTGGCGCAGATTCTTTGGCTTTTTCCAGTGCTTTTAAAGTAGCTGGACTGGTGTGATGTGGGCGCTGTTGTGATGGCAATTTTAAATGCGGTTTTCGTTTGAACCAACTCATGTGTTTTCCTCCCGGGGTATTTACATTTACCCGGAGGGTTTATTTACTGGGTGTTTTTGATCACAGCGCCATCCCACCCATCAGGCAATACTGATTCTTTGAGTTTTTTTATACGATCTAGTAGAGTTTGATAGAAACTGTCAACTTCCCCGTTCCATTTTCCCAGTAGTGCACTAATGGCTTTTTCACAGTAATCCCAGTGCTGTAGACGATAATTTTCAATTACATCTGCATGTAGTTTGATGTGTGCATCAATCAAGGGAAACTCTTGTAATGGTATTTTTTCTATCACACAGTAGGCTGTGACTCGGGTACCGTTGGTATCAATTGTGTCAAGTTCTAGTACTGTATAGCTGTTGGGGATTTCTTTAACGGCCTCGCCAAAAATAATGTGCATGTCAATTCCTTTTAAATATGTATGATGACATTCAGCTTTGATTTAATTTCTGATTTACACGTTGATACCTGGCCACGTTTTGACTGGACCGGTATTGCCACTAGCCCTGTCGCTGTGGTTGCAGGGGATATAGCCATGGATCGCAATGATCTGGTGGAGGTACTCTCACACCTGGGTAAAAACTACCAGGCTGTGTTTTACATTGATGGAAATGATGAGCATACCAATTACCTGGATAATTTAACCTACAGTTATGCCGATTTAGTAACTCGTCTTGAAACAATACCCAATCTAGTGTATCTTCAAGACAATGTTGTGGTGATTGATGGTGTTGCTATACTGGGTACCAATGGATGGTTTGGATTTGATTTTGACCCAAACATAGATCCCACGCAGTGTGCTCAGTGGTACCAAAATAAATTTAACCTAACAGGCGACACAGTGAAAACCATCAGCAGAATGGCCACAACCGATGCCATGTACATGATTAACTCTGTGAAACGATTACAAACACATCAGGATGTCAAAAAGATTGTGATGGTAACCCATACTGTGCCGGATCCGGTGCTGATCAGTCATGACATCAATCTAGAAGCGACCTGGCGATTTAACACCATGGGCAACCAACTCATGCGACAGGCTCATGCAGTGGATACTGAGAAAAAAATTCACACCTGGTGTTTTGGACATTACCACAGTGCTGTGGATCAAGTTCGCAACAATGTGCAATATCTTAATCACTGCCGAGGTCGTGGCAATACTGACTACGGACAGCATGTGTACTATCCGCGTCGAATTTCTGTGGAGTTTTAGGCCTGATCAGGTTCAAGTTTGATCTGTAAAGGGTAGCTGTTACTTCTAGCTGCCAGGGTTACTTCGATACCTTTTTGTTCGGCAATCTCATATGGCAATACCGCAACGCATGCTGATCCAGCATTGTGAATGTCTTCAGTAATGGTAAACGCTGTGTCAGTAGTGTAATTAAAAAATTCAATCAAGGTTTCAATCACAAATTCCATTGTGGTTTGGTTATCATTTAGATAGATTACCTTGTACATTGGTGGCTCTTTGAGTTGTTCACTTGGTTTGATTTTTGTACGTGTTTCTGATTGTGACATAATTTTCCCTGTTGCAGTGGCAGCACCTCGCTGCCACTGTATTTACACTATTATATTAGGAAGTGTAGGTGATAGCAATGGCCTTTGGCTTGGCTTCTTCGGGTATTTCACGCTTTAGGTGAATACTTAGGATACCAAGTTCAAGATGTGCTCCGGTAATTTCCACGTGATCCGCTAGTTGGAATTCTCTACGGAAACTACGCTCACTGATTCCTTTGTGCAGGTATTTTGCAGTCGAATCTTCATTCTTTACAGTTTCACGGCTGTGCTTGCCTTCAATAACCAAGATTTTTTTGTCCTTGGTTACTGCAAGGTCATCGTATCCAAATCCAGCCACAGCCACTGAGATCATGTACTCGTCGTCATTAACTTGTACAATATCATAAGGTGGATAGTTTGTTGAGCTTTGTTGAGCACTCACCCGCATGAGATCATCAAACATGTTATCGAAACCGATACCAAATTTAGTGAGTGAGGGAATGTCGAAAGAACGAAGGGTAAGAGTTTTTGTCATTTGTTTTCTCCTTTATTAAGCAAGATGACTTGTAATGTAGCCCCACTATGGGCACTACAAACATATTTATACAGGAAATCTCAACTGTTGTCAAGACTTTTGGATATTTTTTATTGTGTAATCACATGCCGTCCAGGTCATAGTAAAAAGAGTAAAATGTTCCGGGTGATTTAGACCAAGTCGATATTTTAAACCTTTGGCAACTTTGGTTGTGTAAGGTACCTGGTGACGCCGAGCCCAGGCACTGACTGTATTTTTGAGACTATCGAAACTGTCCATGCTTGTGACAATGTCAAACTCTATGTACATTAGAACTGTTTTTTAGGCAACTGTTGTTCGCGTAGTTTTTTATTCCAACGATTCTTGGCAGCACTTGCTTTTAGTTTGCGTTGGGTTGTGGGTTTTGTGTAGAATTCACGGTCTCTAAGCTCGTTTAACAAACCTGTTTCTTGTATTTTCTTCTTGAATTTACGCAGTGCTCGGTCTACGTTGCCATCTGTTACCAGGACTGATCTGCCGTGTAATTTTTCCATGGGTTTGTTACAATTCCTTTGGACTATTTACCAGGTTTTGATCAATATCTACATGGCTGATGCCACTGGTACGATAACGTGCTAGATTGTACATGTGCGGCATTAGCACACGTTCTAGCTCACTGTGTAGTCCACGTGCACCTGTTTTGTTTTTAAGTGTGCGTTCAGCAATAAGATCCAAGCTGTCAGATGAGAACTCAAGATCCACTTCATCTTGTTTGAACAACCACTGGTATTGACTCACATAGTTGTGTTTTACTTCTTTGAGAATACGCACAAGGTCTTTTTTGTCCAGTTCTTTGAGTGCAACCCAGGCAGGAAATCTGCCTACAAATTCAGGAATCAATCCAAATCGCACAAGATCATCAGGGCTGGTTTTATCAAGATGTACATCGCTGGCTGTTTTAGTTGACACATCTGCTCCAAAGCCAATGCCGGTGCCTTGCACACGATTCTTAACAATGTTGTCTAGCCCCACAAACGCACCGCCTGCAATAAACAAAATATTGCGTGTGTCAATTTCCACAGTGTCCCCGCCTGGATGTTTACGACCACCTTGTGGGATAATACGGCACTTGGTGCCTTCTACCAGTTTTAACAATGCCTGTTGTACACCTTCGCCCGACACATCTCGTGTGATGCTGGTGCTTTCGCTCTTTCGACTAATCTTGTCAATTTCGTCCACAAACACAATACCACGTTGTGTTTTTTCAACATCGCCGCCGGCGGCAGCATACAAGCGACTGATCAAACTTTCCACATCATCGCCTACATAACCTGCTTCGGTCAAACTGGTGGCATCAGCAATCACAAACGGCACATCTAGATAACGTGCCACTGTGCGAGCCAGCAAGGTCTTGCCCGAACCTGTGGGACCAAGCATGAGGATGTTGGCTTTTTCAATTTCGGTATTGATATCTTTGTTGCGAATACGTTTGTAGTGATTGGCAATGGCCACACTCAGCATGACCTTGGCAGCATCTTGCCCAATAACATACTGGTCAAGATGATTTTTAATTTCTCTTGGATCAAGATTGGCTTCTTCAGACTTGGCTTCTGGCTGATCTACCAGTAGTGTCTGGCACAGGTCCACGCATTCATTGCAGATAGCAACGTTTTCACCCACAATTAGTTTTGTTACTGCATCTTTGTGCTTGCCGCAAAAACTGCAGGTGCTGAGATTTTCATTTGATTTCATTGTATTATTTTGTTTTGGCTTGTAAACGTTGCGCCACTTGTTCTTGTTCACCTGGATTTAAAAGTTCAGGATCATATTCACCAGTGGCAATTTTATCAATCAAATGATCAATATATGCTGTATCGTAAGTATAGTTATCTACTGTAGATTTGTCAACTAAAATCCAGACGTCACCGTTGAATTTGTACAGTTGGTTAGGAATCACGTCTGTTTTGACAAAACTATCACCACGGTCGGGTGTGAGTGGGAACGCAGGGCCAAAGCTGGAATTAGGAGCAGGTTTCAAATACTGTAACCAAGGAAGCTCAGTAATTATACCTTTGGCCAATTTAATACGCTGATTTTTTAATGTGTCGTCTGGGTTGAGAGTTTTCCAAAGGCTCTTGGCCTCTTTGATTTCTGGAGTATCTTCGGGATCAAACGGATCAAAATTAATTACTTGCTGTGTGGCAGCTACAGATTTCACTGGTGCTGTCACAGTCTCTGACTTGGCAACTATGGGTTTGAGATTTTCAAAATGCACAAATGGTTTGTCCAAGTATGCATGACGACTGCGGTCAAACTCTGTTTTTAATTCTTCAACTTCTTCTTCGGTTGAAGGATATGTTGTTGTGGTAGTGGTGTACATCCAACCTGGAGGTGATGGGTCTGCATGTATCCTCCAACTGGGTTTGTCTGCTGTTTCTTTTATCTGTTCAATTTGTTCATCAGTCAATGGTCCATCATCTGGAGGATATGCAGGTTCGTCGTGTACAAACCCTCCCCGGCCTTGTCGCGCCCATTCAAATTGTTTGCTGGCAGCAAGAATAAGTGTAAGCGCCAGTGGATCAAATACCAACACAATCAATATAATGACAAAACGCACTGCTTTTTCCAACACATTGGCATCAGGATTATCTCCGTACACCAATGCCGCAATGTATTTTATAGGACCAACCTCTGCTTCAATCTTGCGGAACTCTGCCGCCAACGGTGCTCGCGCTTCATTAAGCTCAGTAATTGTTTTCTGTTCGGCTGAGATTTCAGCAAGGAGACGCCCACGTTCCTTTTGTTGAGCCCTACGGAGAGCCACGGATTTATCTGCCCCCGTTTCTGATGTACTTCGGCCCATGACTTGATCAACTGCCTCGTCCATTTGTTTAAGCGCCTTGCGATTGACATCTATATTCTCCCGAGCAGTTTTAATTTTTTCATCATATATAGCAACCTTGCTCATTGAATCGCCTGATACCAGACTTTGATCCGAATGTGCCTTTGACAGGTATCCAAAGATGCCCATTGATGTCAGCAACATAAGAAATGCCACAGCAGGTATCAAATACATTTTGAATGCCCAGCCGGCTCGTTTCCAGTTGTTGTGCAACCACACTGTGGCCACAATCTTGCCAAGCTCTAAACTGCCACCCATGATGATCACAGGTATTGCCGCCGCAGAGAAGATTGCAACTAGGCCTGCTACTGAATAATAAGCGGCTACCAAGCTCAGTAGCAGAGCTGTGGCCAATATGCCGAAACCAAATATCATAGTGTTTATTTACCGGGATTTTTTATCACTATCACGGCGTGCTTTACCGCACACCAGGTAGCAAACGACGGATCTGGCACTTCAAACCAAACGTGGTTTTCAGGTCTATTTCTTTCCCATGCAAACTTATCTAGTCTACGTTTGACTCTGGGCTGACCACGCCAGCCATCTCGGCCATATAGTGTTGTGGCTTCTCTCATGATTGCGTACCAAGTTTCGGTATCACGCAGATCAAACCAAATACGGTGCATGATCAAGGGCGTTGATTCAAGCGAGCTGAGTGACGCAGACATGCTCAACGCAGAGGTCTCTGTTTCAACAGACATTAAAAATATCCTTTCACTGTGTTAATCCCTAATGAGCATACTCCCGGGTATCAATCGGGGTTTGGACGAATCCAGGGACAGTGTCGCAACCTATGTGACTTATGTTCACATGCCACGGTAGTAGCAGGCCTAGGAACCCCGCCACACCATTGAACAGCACCATCTCCCTGATCATGCTCTATAATTATAACGCCATGATCCAGTACTGTCAACAAGTCTGGCTAATTACGTTGGGAATGGCCAGTTGTTGCTGGCAGTGGGGCGAGTCTTTAGTTTAATATTTTCTTTGATCACGGTGCCATCATCTTCACACAAGTCAACTTGATATGGTGCAATGATGTGTACTGCGGCATCTTCTTCAGACCAATCGTGTTCGCCATCATAGAGCCAACCTGCACCACCTTCGTAGTAAAGTTCTTTGAGTTCCTGTTGTTCTAGTTCACCAATATCATCGCTGAACTCCCACTCAACACTAACACTGTCATCAAACTCACAACCCCACCCTGCGTCTGTTCGAGCATAGGCTATTTTATCGCCTTCCCAGGGTAGATTGCAATCTAGGTCGCCCTCGATAAAACCTTGTCCCCAGCGATAGGTTTCGTCAATGTTGAACCAACTAACACTGTCATCCGGATTCTTACGATACATTTCTACATGGTAGACAATGCTTTTCTTTTCCAATGGTCTGATTAGATATACTTTACTCATCTTTGCCCTCGTATACAACATTGCCTTCTTCATCGGTCAACTCCAATGGACCTTGTAAAATGTAATCTGTGTCACTGTTTGACCAACCCAGTTCTTCCATGCCGTCAAAGTAATCTTCATCCCAGGCGGTTTCGATAGCCGCTTGTTCTTCTTCCGTCATGTCATCAGGGAATGTCCAATCAGCCCAGCATCCATCGTCAAGGCTTGATAGTTCCCAATCATAGTCGCTTTCGCTTAGATTGTATTCTCCATCTTCTGGCTCAATAACAGGTTGTTCATCGCTTTCGCAATAGAACTCGCCCCAGCGATAGCCTTCTTCACGAATGATTGTTTTGCCGTCTTTGTACCAGAACTGCTTTTCAACCGCAGACTTTTTGTGTAGAGTTTTGAGTGTCCAAGTTGCCATTACAACCACCTTAATGCAAATAATGTGTAGAAATCTTTTCTAACAGTTTCGAACTTAAACGGATTAAGTGGTGATGGACGTTCTGAATACCAGGATGTTAGACCCCAATTAACATGATCATAACTGTCGTGTGACGGACCAAAATGTTCTTCGCACCAGTCATAAAGTACATCTTTTCCCACCATGCGTCCTGGATAACAACTATAGATTGTTTCGGTTTCCATGATTATTTCCTATCGCCAAACAACTGCAACAAATTCAAGAACAAGTTGATAAAGTCCATGTACAAGGTCAGTGCTCCGCGTACCTCAGCCACATCTGTAGCTTCTACACTAAGTTCTTCACGGATCTTTTGTGTGTCATAAGCAGTTAGTCCAAGGAAGATGATGATGGCCAATGCTGATATAACCATCTGCATCACAGTTGATCCAATAAAGATATTAACAATACTGGCGATGACAATGGCTATCAATCCCACAAACATAAACTTACCAACACTGTCTAGACTTTGTTTGGTAAAGTAGCCATAGCCACTCATGACGCCAAACAAGATGCCTGCACCCATGAAGGCACTCACAATTGATCCCATGGTAAACACAGCAAAGATCATTGAAAAGCTCAACCCCATCAATGCCGCAAATCCATGCAGGCATAACTGTGCCACACTCTTGCTAGGGTTGTTGGCCAACACATATCCTACAGCAAAGATGGCCGCCAGTGGTGAAAAGATCACAATCCATTTCATCCAACCTGTAAAAAAGAATTGTAGCAACTCTGGACTAGATCCCACAAAGTAACTCACAAACATTGACACAATTACAGCAAGACTCATGTGTCCATACACACGACCCATTGCTGAATTGATTTCTCCAGCAGAACGATATGCACCGCTATTATAAGTTGTTTCAAACATGTTAATCATCCCTTTCCATTTCTGTGACCTCTTTGATCAAGGCTTGTAACTGCTCTAATGCAGGAACCATGAGTTTGACTGTTTTGTAGTCGTTCTCACTGTCACGACCCGATACTTCAATCATGTATGCATTGTCATACATGTACACCGTGAACGATTCGTTGACCTTGATCAACTTGTCGCTAATTTTATTTACTGTTTTAGTCTTGGCCATTTTGTTTTCCTATTGTGTTTGGTGCGTGGTCTAACGCATCGTTATATTCGTCACGATAAAAATATGCATCTTCATCGTCGATAGTCACTGTCAAGTCACTATGTCGTAAATCATAATCAACAAAATTATGATTGTCATCGTACACACGAAATACAGTCTGTCCTGTAAATATCTGTATCAAGTGTCCAGTAACACCGTTGGCTGATTGTGCTTTCATGCTATTGATATTCTTTGTTTAATTTAACGTTGGTCAGACTAGCAACCACTTGAAACTTGTCCCAGGCATCCTTTGCCGCAGGGTTACGTTGTAGTTCAGAACTTGGCAACACTGCCTCCAACCAAATTTCTGGTCGTCGGGCAGGATGTGCTCCAAACTTGCGTGGTTGATGAAACTTACCTTGTTCCCACAAGTCCATAGTGACCTGTCGAAACTTGTGTTCGTCTTCAGCCGGGTAGTCCATCCACTCGTGGCCGCCAAATATGCCTCCGAGTATTTGGCCTCCTCCATACCCTTCCCAAATACCTGACCATTGAGTGTCATCATTGGGATCAAAGTCGGTACGGGCAATGATAACCAGCACATCGTCAATGTCTACTCGACCATCAACAATGTCTCGCACACATCGGCTATAACTAAGTCCAATTTTCAAAGTTTTTCTCCTGCTTCAAATCCACGGAATCGCAAAAAGCGTGGGAATCTCAAACTGTATGATCCGTCTTGGTTTTGGGTAACTGCGTCCGCTTCAACCTCAACCACCCGATCAAGAAGCTCATTGCGAGCGGCCCAATACTCATCGCGATTGCTATCAGACAAACCGCTACCAACATTAACACGAATAGTTCTGTCATTGTCAACTCCTTCACATATTATAGCACCCAGGCGGCCTAGATTGCGACCAGTACCTTCTTCAAATCCCACAATGTTCAAATCCACTGTGATTGTGGGTTTCCATTTCATCCAAAAGTCTGAACGTTTGCACTCATAAGGTGCATCCATGCTCTTGATCATGATGCCTTCGTAGCCTTCTTCTACTGAAGCTTCGGCAAAACGGCGCATGACATCATGTCCTTCTGCTGTGTCCAAGTCCACATCCATACCAGGCATCACACGCACACACCCATTTTCTGGTAACATTGCTTGAGCACGTTTTAAGAGATCAATGCGTTTGTGTTGCTGTAGATTACAGAAGCCATCGCGGAACTCCGTTAGTGGAAGAATATCAAACACATGATATACCATGTTTGTGGTTTTGGCATCTCGTTTGCGTTGTGCTTGTTTCATCAAGTCTTGGAAATTCTTGCCCACAATCTCACCATCCAACACAAACTGTCCGCCAAAGGCAGAATCACGCTGGAATGCTTTGCGATGTTCTTCGATAAAGTCTGCAATCTGTGGGAAGTTCTCAAACTCTTTGCCATTACGGCTGTACAATGTACAAGCAGATCCATTCACAACTGCCAACACACGTACACCATCCAGTTTGACTTCCAGGCGTTTGATACCTTTTAGCTTTTTAGGTTGGTCTGTGGAGTCCTGTGCCAGTTGGCAACTGAACACGGGAATCTTCCATTCAGTTTTGCCCAGCACCTTGTTAAGTGTTTTTTCTGAGATACCGCATCTCAAGTCCTTGATCAGCACTCGACGAGCCAAGTTGTTCCACTCGTCTGAGTCAAACATCTGACTGCAAGTTTCAATTGCTTCTCTTGCACGATTACCAGTGATGCTACGAGTACGCAGGCTTTCTAGCAAGGCCCAAAATCCAGGCCAGTGGTTTGGCTGTCCAGTTAACCCTTGAGTTTCTGGCACTTGCCGAACGCCAAACACATAGAAAGGATTGTAGGCTTGATAGCAGTTGAACAAGAAAGCCTGTGCGTCAGCTGAGCCTAACTTGGATGCCATCAGGGCCTTTTCAATAGTTTTTTCTTTATGTATGCGGCTGTCTGAGCTTTCGAGATCGCGGATCCAACCTGCTGCCATTATACCCGAGAACCTTGGGTCAGAGAAGTTTGTTTCATTCATATATTTACTTGGTTACCATGAACTATTATAAAACACTTTAAGTCCCATGAACAACTCGGCTCGGGCATTCTTGATGAATTCAAGATCTTCTTTACGGTAGTGATCGTCTGCGTCGTTGCCAAAAAAGAATCCTGAGGTGCCTGGCAAGGAACCAGCAATAACATCAAGCTCTAGTATTTCGAGATCCTCATAAGTGAGTTCTAGCTCAATTCCATTAAAGTTGCTACCATCCTGGTTGCCATCATTGCGCTTGTTCCAAAGTTGCTCCATCCAGCCATGTAGGTTAGGATGCTTACGCCAGTAAGCGATTTCACGTGGTTGAGTTACTTTGGTATTGGTGTACTCACCGTCCTTGAGCTCGCAACCGTCGTAGAACTCGCGTTGCTGGCCTGCACGGGCGGCCACATATGCATACATATCAAGACCCACGTCTAACTCCTTTTTGATACTGGTACTCACGCTTGAGCCACCACTTGTACTTTGCAAAATATTCTGGCATGGTCATTCTAGGCTGTCCCCATCCGTCGTTTTCTTCGCAATTGTCTCGCCATACATCAGCAAGCCAGATGCGAAACGGCTTGATGGTCATGCCGCCTCCAGCATGTTGGCTGGTACATTGAACAGGCCACCAGGTGTGTTAACCAGCACAAATTTAATTTTGACTTTGCGCACGGTGCCAACATAGGTCAGGCCGTTGCGATTGCTGGTGAACTTTACAGAGTCACCAATTGAAAAAATACGTTTCTTTTGTTGGGTGAGTTGCGCACGGGCAAACTTCACAGCATCAATCACCGTAGACAGTTCGTCATTGGTGAGATTACCAAACATGATAGCAGAGTTGATTTCTTTGACATTCATTTCAGGCTCCTTTTAGTTACTATACAAGTATTATAGCAGAATGGGATTTATTGGTCAACCAAATTCGTACATGTATTGAGCCACTGTAGGATCCAGTTTGACCAAGTCTTTGGCGGCCGCTGTGAGTTCACGATAGCGTCTGTTTACTTCTGTACGGGGCAATTCGCCATCGCAAGAAAGATTCTCAGGGCTCAGGTCCGAATCAATCATTTCAGCCACACGTTTACGGCCTGCGGCGGTTTGAATTTCATACACGGGTTCTGTACGCTGACCGCGGAACAGGGCGGCATAACGGTTTTTGTTGTCAATAAAAGTGGTAAGTGCTCGCATCGCTAACTCCTTTTTAATTACTATACAAGTATTATAGCAAAATGGGATTTATTGGTCAACCAGAAAAATGTGGCTAAAAAGCCACACTTTTGAGTGATTTTTTAGGCTACATCGCCCCGCCACCACCACCACCACCACCACCTCCGTCACCTCCGTCACCACCGTCACCACCGTCACCTCCGTCAGCGTCGGCAGAAGCATCTGCGTCAGCATCCGCATCTGCAGTAGCATCATCGCTAGTGAAGCCGCCCGGTGACGTATCACCGTCCATTACTAGGAATGTTTTCGATACAGGTGCTATTCCTGGAAATATAACTGTGAACGGCCAAGTTCCGCTTGCTAACGCTGTTCCAGTTACTACATCTCTACCATTGGCATCGGTTGTACTTGTGCCAGAGGCCCAAGGCAACACATATGAATAGGTTGTTGAAGGTGGTCCAACCACTGCCAACTGCAACAATTGGCTAACATATACCGAATCAACGTTAGCATCAGCTGATCCTGGAGTACTGATAATACCTGGGAACCATCCTTGTTGTTCTACAACAGCCACTACCACTGTGGGTGCAGACACAATTGGAATGGCTCCCGTCGCAGAGCCAAATGTTGGATTAATGGTTGGTTGGCCAGCAGTGAATGTCATAGTGGCTAGGCCAACTTGTCCAATGTAAAAACTAGGAACTTTGTAAAATAATCCACCATAGTTTGAAGCACCGTCACCGGCAAAAGTACCCGGGTATCCTGGAGGATTAGGATAAGCAGTACCATCGATGTTGTTGTCTAAGAAGATAATAGTAGGATCAAATCCATCTAACCCAACACTGGGTCGAATTCTTAAATTTACCCAAAAATCAGTATTGACCAATAGTTGAGTTGCTGGTAACTCAGGGTCATAGCCCAATGGCATAGAATCATCATTTGCATAAAAACCCAGAACTTGCACTACCACTTCAGGTGGAGTTATTGGTTCATCTAGCACTTTTTCTCTTGCTTCGGTGCCGCATGAATAGTCTGTAGAGTTTGCATTGCCAGGAACTTGATATATGGCAACTGGCGGCAATGCTTGTGGTGGCAATGTGTTGTTCACAAGTGTTGCTTGATTTTCTGCTCCACGAGAATTGAGATATCTCACAGTACCGCGAGTGGCTGGTTCTACTGATGCCACTATGGCCGCAGGAATTCCCGCAGAATATTCTTGATTTTCCGGCCACACACTTGGCACAATGTTATCGTGTTTGATACTCATGTTTTGTCCATCAGTGTGTTGTTGCGACCTTCTCGCAGTGATCCAAGAATAGCTTGACCAGCTTGTGTTGCGGCATCTGCCACAGACGAAAGATAACTGCTCTGCCCGCCAATTTGAGTGTCTAATCCTGCTGATGCCAGACCACTCATAAAACTCATAGTAGATTGTTGGCTGCCTGATGTTAGATCAGCAAACGCCAACCCTGCTTTGGTCTGATTGGTGTATTCATACACATATTGTTCGCATATGGCATTGACACTGTTGTTCAACGATGTGGTAGCAGAAGGATATGTGGAAATCAAACTTGCTATCAAGGTATCGGCTGCCGGTATGAGTCCTGACGTAAAGGCATCGTTACCGCTGCCATATGTGCCGGCAGCAGGACCGCTTGGAATAATAATTTGTCCCGGATTTAACGGATCATCGTACACGCCTTGTACCGTCAACAACATTTGATTGTACAAACTGGTCAATGCAGAAATATTCATGTTATACAGTGTGGCCACTATATTCTGTATTGAATTTTTTGTAACGGTGCCAACTGCTGACCCCAAAAAATCCTGCATGGTAAATGTACCAAACTCGCCGGTGCCCGTGGCAAATGTATCTTTGTAATAGGTTGTTACTGTGTCCGGTACAGGTTTTGTAACATCTTCAACTAGCGGTAGACCTTTGAGCGTTTCCATGCGTTATCCTAACAATGCTGTGGCCACTCGTGGCAGGGTGGTAGTGGAAATGCCGCCTACATTTTGCAATCCTGCCTGGAATGCTTTGTTCACTACTGCTTGGTCTGGGGGTATTATTTTGGCCAACTCATCGCAACCTGCAGGAAGTACAATTGCCACACTGCTATTCAATGCCGCTTGCACTTCAGGGTTTACTGATCCATCAGGATTGAACAATAGTACTACGCCACCTGCTGCCGATGGTACTGTTAATGATATCCAACTTTCAGGAAGAATCTTTTTCAAATCCAACAAGTCAGCCATAGTTTTAATATTGGGAGTAACCACTCCGAGTACATCTAACACATACTCCAAACAATCTGCATCAATCGCGGCCATTGCTTGGTATGCCTTTTTCTGTAAAGTATTGAATTCATTTGTTGATGGTGTTCTAGTGCTGGCATCTGGGGTACACAACAACACAATGTCGCTTTCAGTCAGGCCGTACTCTGCTAATTTTGATGCTACACAACTCAATGTGCCAGATGTGATTTTTCCTTCGTCACTAAGTTGTTGTAGCACGGCTGCAGGCGTGCCAAAGTTGTCTAGGTTGGCTAGATCAATTGCATTGCCCAGTTGTGCGCAATCTCTGCCTAGACATTTTAGTGCCAGATTCACGCTGGTAAATTGGCCAGTGATCAAATCATTCATTGTGGTGAATGTAGGGCCAAGATAAGTAGTGGCGTTGACTGCACTTTGTATTAGTTCGTTTGTTGTGCCACGATATCCCACAACAATTTGGTATGCTTGACAGAACCGGTCAACTTCTCCATCACCAAGATACAATTCGGCGTTGTTGACCACTAGGTTACCAAAGCCGCCGGTCTCAGTTGTGGGTATCAAGGGATTAACTCCGGCATATGCAGAAGGAATGCTGGCACCAAGTGCAGGGCACGTGGTGTTGCCTAGAGTTTTAAGACTGGCAATAACACCGGCATTTAGTCCAAAGGCCGGGCCAAGAGTGATTGTGCTCATTAGATCTTCTACAAAAGGCAGCGAGTTGTATGAGCTCACTGCATTGGTCAATGATGTGGGAATCGTGATACCTTGATTTTGTAATAGTCCTGCACCGGCAATCAATTGCAATGGTGTGTATGTACCTGGTTGGCCAAATCCTGAACCTGCCATTATCCAGCCCTCACATCACCACTACCGCCAGTGCGTGTGTGCCCGCAGGTATCAGGATTACCTGCAACACTGATCGGCTGGCCTTCAACTCGTACACTGCTCACGCCTGTGGTGGTTTTTGCAGATGCATGTGCTTTTTTACCGTGCCAACTAACAGACAAGTTGATTGTGGCAGTAGGAATTCCGTTGGTTCGTACAGAACCCACGCCTGAAAGTATTTTTCCGCCGCCTGTGTCCAAATCACCTTGTCGCTGTACTGCTGGCATATTATCCTAGTATAAGTTTTTTCTCTGGTACTTTGATACCAGTTGTTGCTTCTAGATATTTCATCTTAACTGAATCATCAGTCTTGGACACTAAAGAAACACTGTTAGTATTTAACCGGATTTCTTCCTTGGGATCTGCTGTAAACAAGCTGGGAATCAGGCCCATGCCCTGCGGACCCGGAGCAATGCTCACGGGTTCTTCTAGGACAATCCAGTCCCCGCCTGATTGCTTGACCTTGGCAACCATTTCTTCGCCTGAGTTCATTTTGAATGTGTATACCTGGTTGGGTTCTAGTGCTAGTTGTGCTGACATCATGTGCTTTCTGTTAATTTTGCTTTGAGTTCGGTAAATCCACCCACAAGTTCTCCGTCAAGGATAATCTGTGGTACTGTCCTGGCTGTGGGGATTGCTTCTAACAATTCTTCTCGGGTGTATCCGTCGCCAATTTTACGTTCTTCAAACGGGATACCTTTTTGTTTTAATAGTGCCTTTGCTTGATCGCAATAAGGGCAGTGGTACTTGCTCCATAAAATTGCTTGCATTTTACTTTCCTAATAGTTTCATCATTGTGCGTACATGCACACGATCTTTTTCTTTTTCATCTTCTGGCAGTTGATCATAGGGCACATGTTGTGCCGCATTATAGTCAGCCTTGGGATTACGCTTCATCCATTCAATGTGAATGTACTCTGCGGCTTTTTCCATGTCAGTAGGAAATTTAGTCACAGCATCAGCGGCAGCTTTGCCTGCAGCCAGATTTTCTCTTTGCCAGTCTGGATGAATCTTATCAAATGGTTGATTGATATCACCTTCAGATCCATCGCTGTTCTTTTTAATTCTGGGCTTTGTTCCGGTAGGATCAAAGTTGCGACGCCATTCTTCGTGCGCTGAACTGGCAAATTGTGTGATAGGATCTTCGTTGATTTGCATCATCTCGTTAATTTTGTCCAAATGTTTTCTAATATCTTGTTGCATCATAATTCTGGTAGTTCCTCATAGTCAATGCTGTCGCTCATTATGCCAATAACATAATTAGTTGATTCGTTTTCTTGCAGTGCAGTTTGTTTCTTGCTGGTGTCAACGTGTTTGTTGAACCAAGGAATAGGGGTACTGCGTGGTGCAGGTTCCAGATACTTGATTCCAATTTCGTTCAGTGCATTCTTGGCAGTGAAGTCCACAAAGTCTCTCAAGATGTTGGCATTAAGTCCAATCACTGGACCATGTTTGAACAAGTAATCAGCCCACTCTTTTTCTTCACGGATCACATCCAGGTACATTTGATACACTTCTGCTTCGCATTCTGCTTTAACGGCGGCAAAGCGTGGATCTTCTTTCACAACTTGATTGATCAAGAACGCAGTCCACTCTTTGTGTAAGATCTCGTCCTGCAAGATTAGCTGAATGATGTTGCCATTGCCAATAAAGATTTTGTTTTCCACCATGGCCAGGCTTGTGGCAAATGATACCATAAAGCGGAATGCCTCTAGAGCATAGCTGGCATGTAGTGCCATGTAGATTGCTTTAACGTGCTCCTGTTCAGTTACCTTTTCGCCCAGTTGTTTGCGACAGTTAACCACATGCAGTTCTTCGTAGTAGTTGCCAACGCTTGATGCCATGTCTACAATTTCTTTGGTGTCGTGGATTGTGTTAAACACTTCCTTGGGCACATTGTAGATATTGCGGATGATGTGACTGTAACTTCTTGAGTGAATATTGGTTTCAAAGAATGTCCAGTTGTAGACCAGGGCTTCTAGTTCTGGTAGGCTCACCACAGGTGTAAAGATTTGGCTTGGGCCACGACCTTGCAAACTGTCCAGTGCTGTTTGCCGAAGCAGGTTTGATGTAAAGATGTGCTTGACTGTGTCTGACGCATCTTTAAAGTCTTGCGAATCCTTTGTCAACGAGATCTCTTCGGGAATCCAAAAGAATCCACGTGCCTCTTGCTCATACTTGGCAATCTTGTTGTATTTGACTTCCTCAAATCGTTGAATAGTTACAGGCCCTGCTGGATCCAGAAACATCTTGCGGCTCAAGTAATCTGTTTTTGTTTTTAAATTGTATTGTGCTTGACTCATTAATGTCCTTAAAGTTTACATGCTTCACAGTCTTCGACATCGTCAAAGTCAATTTCTTCTAACGGTGTTTCTTCTGTTTTTTGTTTTGATCCTGCTTTGTTGATAAGACTGTAGTAGAATGTTTTCAATCCCCAGTAGTGTGCCTGCATCAAGTTCTTGGCAATCAGGGTTGTGGGAACCTTACGGTCTGCAAAGTGTGCAGGATTGTAGAATGTGTTGGTTGAGATTGATTGATCAATGTAGGCTGCCAGCACTGCCGCTGTCTTCAAATATCCATCACAGTCTTTCTGCGCCCACATCTGTTGATACTTATTTTTTAACTTGTGATACTCGGGCACAACCTGTGTTAGTGAGCCTGCTTTGGATTCTTTTACAGATATCAAACTCATGGGCATTTCAATGCCGTTGGTTGAGTTGATCACAACTGAGCTGGATTCCACTGGAGCAATGGCCATTTGTGTGGCATTGCGCACACCATAACTTCGCATTTCTGCACGTAGGCCTTCCCAGTTCAGTTCTGGAGTAAAGTCTGTGAGCTCGTTAACACCTTTGGCACGTAATTCCCAAGGGAAGATGCCTTTGCCATAACGTGTTTTATCACTGTGTTCACAACGACCACGTTCCTTGGCCAGTTCAACTGAGGCTTCTGTTAGGTAGTAGGCTTGATGTTCCATCCACGTCTTGACTTCAGCCAGGCTGTCTCGTTCTCCGTACTTGAATCCACGCTTGGCGTGCCAGTAGGCAAGGTTGGTGACTCCAATTCCCAGCGGTCTAATTTCGTCATTGGATAGTTTAGACTGGATGGAAAGAAAGTCTTGATAGTCAAGAATGTTATTGAGGCTACGATGCAGTATGCGGCAAGCACGGCGCATGTCTTCTGGGTTACGGAACGCACCCCAATTGATTGAGCCCAGTGTGCAAAGTGCAATACGACCAGACTCGTCATCCAGACGTTTAAAGGATTTAGTAGGTAAAAGTATTTCACAGCATAAGTTACTCTGGTAAATTGTATGATACTCAGGATCAAATGGACCTTGATTCATCACGTTGTCAACAAACACAAGATAGATACGTCCTGTATCTGTGCGTTCTTTCAAGATGCCGCCTTTGAATACTTCTTCAGCACTCATGGTCTTTGTTCTTAGGTCTGTACGCTGTTCATATTCACAATAGAGTTGTTCAAAACGTTGTGTGTTTTGATAGAACGCTTCGTACAGGTCAGGAACTTCGTTGGGATCAAAGAAAGTTATGTTTTCTTTGTTTCGGAATCGTCTCCAGAAGAAAGCACTAAGCACAATCCCATAATCCATATGACGGACTCGGGTTTCGTCGGTTCCTTGGTTGTTCTTAAGTACAATAAGATCATCAAACTGATGATGCCAAATAGGATAAAAAACAGTAGCACTTGCATTACGGATACCTCCTTGTGAACATGATCGTAAATCACCGAACCATTTTTTCAGGAAAGGTATCATACCTGTATGCATAATTTCGCCGCCCCTAATAGGGCTTCCTAACGACCGTAGTCGTCCAATCTCCAATCCAATGCCTGCACGTTTGCTGGCATACTTGGCCATCATTTCTCCGCTGGCGAAAATACTGTCCAGATCATCATCCGAGCGAATAAGAACACAACTACTAAACTGTTTTGTAGGAGTACCAAGCCCTGCCAACACCGGCGTGGCCAATGTAAAAAGTCCGTCGCTGGCTGCTGTGTAATACTCTTTGATGTATCGCATTCTCGCTGAGTTCGGTTCTTCTGAGTGAAATACAGTAGCGGCCGCGACCATGTATCTAATTTGTGGAGTTTCATATATTTGTTTGGTACTACGGTTCTTGACCAAGTACTTCTCTATTAATTGTTCAATTGCCGCATATGAATATGTTTCATCCTTTGAGTGATCCAGCATGTCATTCATGCGGTTCCAATCTTCCTCTGTGTACCAATCCAGCAGTTCAGGGGTGTACAAGCCAGTGGCTACATTGGTCTTTACAATCTCATACAAGTGTGGTGGGGTATATGAACCGTACACATCTTTACGTAGCATTGATAGTCGTTGTTTACCTGCTACGAATTGATAATTGGTATGACCTATATCAGGATTTGATTCTACATCAATAAGGTCAACTATGGCACGTAGGGTAATCTCGTCAATTTCCTTGGTGGTAATTCCATCGTAAAAATGCAACTGTGCCTTGATCTCTACCATGCTCTGACTTACGTCTGCTATGCCTGCACATACCTTGGCAATTTGGGTCTGCCACTTTTCCAATGCCAAAGGCTCTCTACGCCCTGAGCGTTTTACAACTGTTATTATTTTCATTCTACTCCTACTTTATTTGTAGTTTTATTTGGTTTTGTGTTATCTGATGTCGTATCTTTTTGGGACTCTGGTTGATATTTACGACAGTGTCTCGGTCCCAATTCAATATATATTTTCCCTGGCTCACTTGGACTAAATTGTCGCTATCCACCTCTACAAGCACCGCATCTTGTAGGTCGGGTCTATCAAGTATTGTTATAGTATACAGGATTCCCAGCCCGCGAGCAAGGCCACAATACAAGTTGTCATCCAGTAATTGCCAGGGATCTGGCCAATTTGCACGGTCATCCCAGTGCAGGTGATAAGGTTGCCAAGGCGCAACAAACCACCAGGAGTTGATAATGGTTACTGCAGATTCAACATCTCCGGTTTCACAGCGGCGACGAAGTTCTGTCCAGGAGGCGAGTCTCTCGCCAAATGTTTTGGGCCACATTAAGATAAATGCGTGATTGAATATTTAATTGTACCTGGATCACCGGTGCTGGATGATGTGTAAGACACAGTTACATTTCCACCAGCTTGTGCGGCCAGCAACGTGATACCAGTTGAAGAATTTTCTGCATAATCATCTGAGTAGGTAAATCCAGTGCCGGATATGATACTCATTGTACCACTTCGATAACTAGTGCTTCTTGTGATGGTATAGTCAATGTTGAATGCCACAATGGGATCACTCAGCCCTGTGTTGACAACAAACAAGTCTTCGGCTGTGTTATCTGTTAACACATCTGCTACACCAGTGGTACGAGTGTACTCACCCAGTTGCATTTGATTGGCAATGGTGTCATTGGCTGCGCCGTCAATGATATAACTGATACCACGAATGTTCATGCCCAACACAACAGATCCAGTATTGTTTAATGCAATGCGAGGATGACTGATTGAGTCAGCAGTTGTGCGTTCAAACAGGTCACCAACACTGATGTTGTTGTCAGCATCTATGTCAATTACCGGAGTTGTTACAATGTCCAAGAATATATTACCAACATCATAGAAAATGTTGTATGCAGATGCATTCAGTGTGGCGCCTGTGATCACAATAGCTTCATGATAGATATTATCAAAAATATTTTCTACAATTCTCACTCCAGTAGGTTCAGTATCCAGCATGACTCCCTGAAATAATGTGTCAAAGTATCCGCCGCTGATTGTACAACCTTTGATCACGTTGTCAGTCATGATACCATAGGTTGCTCCACTAAATTTACATCCACTAAAGTTGATTTGCACACATGGCAAACTTGGACTGCTGTTAAAATGCACACATGCCAATGCGTCTATTTCTGTGTTGCCATCAGCCGTGGTAAACGGTCCTTGAAAGTTCACCTGCTCAAAACTCACCTGGCTGGTACGGTCAACCAAACACACATTATGTAGCACTGTGGTTCCGTTGCCTTGATTGGCAGTTTTTACTGCCATGTTAATCATTTCAATATTTTGCGGTGGGAGAGCACCATTAGTGCCAATGCTTACTCCGGTTTGCTGTAAACTGTCTGCGGTTTGTATCACATACTCTGGCAGGTCTTGTTGTTCCCAATAGGTGGTGTTTGTTGGGGCAATAGGACTTCCTGGACTGGCGGGATCTTCGGCCGGTACCACTGACTTAGATCGGTAATAGTTGCCATTGACTGTGTAATAAACCATAACACCTGATGCATATGGTGTCAATGTCACCCAGTTGTTGACCTGGAAACTGATGATGCTGGAGTTAGAGCCTTCGCCATACAATTGCGCAAATGGTGGAACAAGTATAGTGTCTGTTACTAGATATGTTCCTGCTGGGAAAAACAAACTTCTACGAATCTGTGTGTTGGTTTGGCGGCAATACAATTGATACAATGCACGATTGATAGCGGCAGTGTCGTCGGTCACTCCGTCGCCTGTTGCCCCAAAATCTTTAACAATAGCGTAGCTATCTAATCGAGCTTGAATGCTTTGTGTTACTGGATTGCCCGATGTAGCACCCGTTTGTACTGTGTATCCAGCCGCATCTCCTTGATAGGTATACGCAGTAACATAACTCAGTAGGTCAGAAAACTCGGTTAGTACTTCGGTGTTACCAACAACAGGGGCGCCTTCGGCCAATTCGCCATTACCAATGTATAATTTACGTTCATCAATGGCCCAGCCAAGTTCAGCGCCAGCCAGTGGTTGTGGTAGGTCCTGTTCAAGACCTTTGCGTTGGGTAATTCTAGATATTTGTAAAATGGCCACGATGATTCCTCAATTGATCACGTATTTAGTAGATAATACTGTTCAACCTTGCGCCACCACAAGTCTCTATATTTGTTGTACTCGGCACCTTCTAGCACAAACTCTTGATATTCTGGGGGTTTAATGATGTTGAACTGTTCGTCTAAATCTGGTTTAACACACATTAAAATAACACCCTTGCGTATCTTGGTACCGTGCAATTCATTATGCGCCTCGGCATAGGCACACAATTGCACAAAATAATCTTCAATCCATTCACGCTTTTTGGGCTTGTTGGTTTGCTTGTAGTCTAGAATAGCTTCTTCGTTCAAGTGTATGCCAGCGCCATCTGTTGTGCCTGCGTAGATACTGGGAAAGTATAAGGGAACTTCGATACCCCAAAACTCTGACACATTCCGTAGTCCCTTGTCCACAACAACCTTGGCCATGGCATGACTGGGCCAGGTGTAGGGATTTGACCCAGGGTCTTTGATTGCACCATCACGCACGTACTGTTCGAGGTACGTGTGCATACGTGTGCCACGATTGGCAGCTTCAGTAGTGATCTGTTGTGCTTTTTCTACGCCCACACTCTTGCGCCAGCGATTTAATGCTTCTATTTTGTCCTGGCTTTTGGTTTTGTCAAGTATGGTTGTTACACTGGGCAAGTTATTGCCATCTGGTGTGGCATAGAAACGTTTGCCCTCTATTACCACCCGAGGAATAGGTTTATAATCAAATTTTGGATTGTACATTTAGTTTAAATCTATGAGGCCTGTGGAAATATCATATACTGGTAAAATGATATCGGTATTATTAAAATGAGTGTGGTAAGTTTGCTGATCGGCATGCGTAAGCAGTCCATACAGTTTAGAATTCAAATCAAAACTGTTTGTGCCGGTTCTTTTGTCGTAATCAGCACTGAATTTTAAGTAGTCATCAAATATTGATCTAGGTGCCACTTTAGTTGACTGCAACAATAACAGCATGCTTTTAAAGTATTCATGTTGCACTTTGGTTGTGGCATACTTTGTGAAAAAAGGATGTGCTACTGCTGTTTGCAAAATCAAAATCAGGTGTGGTCTATATTCCGACGGCAATGATTCTACCATCAACGCCAGTGGACGATTTATGTGTGTGGTTTGCAACCAAATTTCTATGTTGTTTTCGTTACACCAGTTGTACCAATAATCTAACCATTCTACTACGTAGAATATGTTGTTAAGACTGAATACTGGTGTTATCAATAGATCGTATTTGCTGGGATAGTTTTTCCTAACATACAAAAATTCATCTAGGCTTGATTGTACCTTGCTGAATTTTGCAGGCCAACGAACATAATGATAGTTTTCATTTATGCTGTCAATGCTGGCTAAGAAAAATATATTTCTAAACTGTAACAATTTATCACGCAACTCTTCAAGATTAACCACAAGGCTTGTGGTGATTCGAATGGAGGTGGTGGCAGCTAGACCTTGATCAATCATCCAGTCTAGTAGTTTAATAAATCCAGCTTGTAGCATGGTTTCTCCACCAATGGGATGAAGAATAAAATTATCAGTTTGTCTGTGTTTGTCAGCAATCATGGCAGTCATTTGCTGCCAATACATGTCATTGTCCGAGATATCCACATCCAATCCAGGTTCTGACGGCACCCGCATTTTTTCCGACCAATAACTGCTGTCAAAACTGTTGCAACTTCTGCAGGCCAAATTACAACGATTAGAAAATTTCATACCGACCTGAAGATCAGCTGGTTTTTTATCCTGTTCAAACTTGATCAACTGTTCAGGAGAGAAGTCTATTAGATATTTGATTCGTTCGCTTTGTGCACCATTTTTTTCAATTGTGCCGCACAGGTGACAGGCTGCTGGCAACTTTTTGTTTTCAATGTCTGTTTGTAAACTGTTTATGAATTCATTATCTAATTCTAATTCAGTGTACGTGGTATCAAGATTACAACAAACTGTTATTTTTAATTTTTCTTGCTGAATTCTATAATCATAATTGTTGTAAGGACTTGCACACAGATGGGGACGATCCTTGATCCACTGTATTTTGTTTTCAATCATTTAAACTCTGAAACTTTCTCCACATCCACAGCGGTCACGTTCGTTCTTGTTGATAAACTCAAATCCTTCATTGAGTCCGTTGCGCTTGAAGTCTATGATCATGCCGTCAAGATAAGGTATATTTTTGGGATCTACAAATATTCTAATTCCATTGCTATCGTAATGTCTAACACAATGCAAATTGGGATTATCTACATATTCTAGCACATAAGCCAGTCCTGAGCAACCTGTGGTTCTAACGCCTACCTGAATGCCTTCGCCACGTCCACGTTTGGCAATGCTCTTTAAGATTTTATTGGCAGCTACATCTGTTACAGAGATCATACCGCAACGTCGTCTTTCTTCCAGTTCTTTTTCAAAGTGGTAAAAGTGATAGGCTTGTAGTCATAAGATTCAGGACAGAATTTGCATTGATCAATCATGTTGTCAATATTGCCCAAGAATTCGGCACCACGGGTGTCAAATTCGTCAATGCCCAAGGGTTGGTAACCTCTCATTAACAATCGATCTTCGTCAGAGATATCAAATTGATACTGATCATCAAATTCAGGCATCAAGGCAGCTGGGCCACACTTGTAAATTTTACCACGGATCATGTGATAGTTTTTAAAGCGAGCAAATGCACAGTTGTCATGTGCCTTGACAGGATCACTGTTGTACAAGCCAAATCGTCCATTGGGCAATTCCAAGATGTTGCTTTGCACAAACTTGTTGCTCATCCAGGCATGCACGTAGTTTTTGTTTACATCGGTAAACTGAAAGTCCGACCCAATGGGGTGCGTGGGATCGCTGGTTTCCACAATAGGTGCTGTTAGAAAGTTTCTAATACGTGAAAAGATTTCTTCTTTGTCGTCAGGATTGTGTATGCTGATGCCAATCCAGTGTCCTTGGCCGTTGCCCAGGGCTTCGTACAAGCCTTTGACTTTGTCAATGCGTGTGCCGTTGCTTTGTATCTGTACACCTGAATGATCAGGCCACAGTCGTTTTAAGCCTTCTACCCACTTGTTGATTTCTGGATTGAGCAAAGGCTCACCACCAAGTATAACAGGGTGACGGATGTCAATTTTCTCTGCCCAGCGTTCTAGTATGGGACCATATTCATCCCAACTTTGCCATCCAGAGAATTTATAATTGTTGTAGCGATTACAGCCAGTGCAGGTCAGGTTACAAACGTTTGTAACATAAAATTCCAGTTTATCAATTAAGATGCGTTGTGTCATGTTTCTTTCTGTAGTCTTCAACTGCGGCCTTGATAGCATCCTCCGCAAGAATACTACAGTGTATTTTTACAGGAGGCAGAGCCAGTTCTTCAGCAATTTCAGAATTTTTAATCTGTGAAGCATTATCTAATGTCATGCCTTTGACCATTTCAGTAATCAAGGAACTTGATGCAATGGCTGACCCGCAACCATATGTTTTAAATTTTGCATCTGTAATTATTCCATCCACCACTTTGATTTGTAATTTCATTACATCTCCGCAAGCAGGTGCGCCAACCATACCAGTACCGATATCAGTATCGCTCTTGTCAAAAGATCCGACGTTCCTGGGATTTTCATAGTGATCTACAACTTTTTCTGAGTATGCCATATTATTGTGTACAAGTTCTTTCTCGGTATGTTTGACCATCCGGTGTTTGGATTTCTTTCCAAGGTGTGCAATTCTCTTGCAGTTGTACAATTACAGGCTGCCGTTGAACAAACACAGTTTCTGCTTGCGCAGGACGATTGGCAATTGCGGCACCTACCACACCACCAATGATGATGGGAACAACCCAGTTGCCATGACCATAGTGTCTGGCATGACCGTGATGTCTGTGGCCATGATTCCAGTGTTGTGCCAGTACAGGCACAGTGACCATTAACAATGCTAGTGAAATTAAGATCTTTTTCATCGCGATCTCCTTTGAGTTATTATACTATATATAACGCCTGCAGTCAACCAAATGTTGACAGTTTTGATTAAACGCCGCGATCTTTGTTCATTGCCGATTTGGCGGCATTGGCAACTATGTCTTGTGCTTTGTTAACGGGCATTGTAGCAGGAGCTTCTGGTTCTCCGGCACCTTTGAATATGATTTCTTGTGATTCTGGAGTCATGGGTTCTAGCACTGAACTCAAGGGAGGTTGGCCCACAATTTCTTCAATGTTGTCTTCGGTAACATTTATATTCAGACTTTGTGCAAGACTAATAAATGCACCACGAGAAATTTGTTTTTGTGCGCCTTCGTCTTCTGCACGTCCGGCAAGAAAATTGACCAGTCCCAATAGTTCATCGGAGCCGGGTGTTGAGGATTCCGTTATGAATTCACGGAATCGCATTATCTACGTGCTCGGCCCAGTCCCGCACCTCCTGCGGCTGCTTCTGGTTCTGCAGGCATTTCGCCGCCCATTTCTGGAGCAGGAGCGGCCATACCGGCAGCTGGATCAACTGCGCCAGGTGCTGGTGCACTGGCCATGCCAGCGTCAGGAGCAGGTGCTTGACCTGTTACCACGCCTAGGGCTTGATCCAAGGCAGCTTTGGCACCTTGTAAATTTTGTACCAAGCCAGCAAGTGCGGCTGTGGCATCTGAATTGAATTGTGTGGCTTGCTCCATGCCCACTTGATTCTTGATAGAGTCTACTAGAGCTGGCAATTCTTTGAACTGTAATTCAGTTACATCTTCAAGCATGCCTTGCATTTTGTCAACCATGTCTTGTGCGGCCAACACCACTTGAGCTTGTTGAACTTCTGATTCATTCAAGCGAGTCATCACACGACGCAATCGACTCTCGGCCTGCATCATGGCAGCGCCGGCTACTAGTTTTTGTTCTTCGGGACTGAGTGTTTGACCACTAGTGCTTTTCTTTAATGCAGCAGCCAATTTAGGATCTTTAACTTGCACAGTGTTTGGTTGTGCAGGTTTAGCACCCGGAGCAGGTGCTACACCAGCGGCTGGAGCAACAGGAATAGCTTCTTCGGCCATGCGTGTGGTCAATGCCTGTTCCATCATTACCAGTTTAAGGTAACCTGGATTTTGTTGGCTTTGATATCTGGCAGACCCCGAACGATGCTCATGTAGCAGACCTTGCACACGGTGCAACAGGTGTTGAGTCTGTCGAGATGTTAAACGGTCAAACTCAATGTTAGAGCCAAAGTAACTTTCGAAAACTTTAGCGATTTGTTTTGTTGGCGACGGAGCGGCCAGTTCTTGCAGTTTCATTTGAGAATCCTCTAATTTGCATATATTTAGCCGAATTTAAACATTTCTCTAATTCGGCATCAACTGTTTCCATTTGATCAATCTTGCGTTGAAGTTTGATGGAAACACCTTCGTAAAAATCTTCGTGCTTGCTACGGTCTGCAAGTGTTTTGCGACAGTGTATATCCGCCGCTAGACTATGTTTTTTGGTATCTAGTGTGCGTATTATTCGTGCCAGTGTGAGTTGATTGTGTTGGTCTGCAATACACCAGCTGATTGCACTGCGCTTGCTGCCAAATGTTATGGGATCTTGATTTTTAATACTCACTATAAACTTGTAGTCTGTGGGTATGATATTGTATTTGCCAAAAGCCATAATGCCACCGCGCCCATCACTCACAATCAACTTGTCAGTTAGATTGAGTAGTTCTTTTGCGGCAAAGGCTTCTAGCTTGTTTTGTTTGTTCATTTAAATACATACGTTGTGACTAGCCATCCAACAGTGGCCAACAGCATGCCAATGATGCCTGATCCCCAGGTAACCAACTGATCGTTACGTTTGGCAGCCATCTCCTGCACTATATTATGCACTTCGTCAATGGTGGTTTTTAAACTGTCAACATTAGATTCGAGAGTCTCTAATTTGAGTTCTAGCAATTTATATCGCTCGGCACACAATTCAACGTGCGCTTCAAGACTCTTTTTCTCAATATCAGTTGTGTCCATTATAGGCTCCCATCATTTATTTATGGGTTCAAACCAAATGTTCTGATCTGGTCCCGAGGTAACTAGTACCGCTTGTTCGGTGAGATTTTCTGTGAGTCCTGTGAGCATGGGCACACCTGCACACTCATTTACCAGTCCGGTCAAGTCTCCGGCATAGCCAGTGGTACTATAAACTTCTCCGTGTTCAACTTCAAATTCAAATTGCCAGGTGCCTGAGTCACAGCCATTGGGCGTGACATTCAGTGGTTGGGTACGCAGGCTAATCAATTGATTTAGAGTTTCCCAGTTACGTTGCTGATTCCTGGCAAATGTCCAATCGTGCTGATTATTAATTGTGTTGCCAGCACCATCCCGAAATGGCACTTGGCTGGGCCTAAAATGACCTGTGATGCCAGTGGCCGAGCAATCAAACAGAGTTCTACAGAGTATTCGCATTATACGAGTATTTAACGGCCAACAAAAAACCCAGGATATTTCTAACCTGGGTTTTGTTGTTAATCAGCAATTGATTAGGTCGATAACTTGAAACCAACGCTGGTTGCACTGTCCAACTGATAACCGTTGTAGGTAATGTTGGCAGCTGCCAAGAACACAGCGGCGCTGGTGTTAGTAGAAGCATTAGCGAAAGCACCTGTTGGGTAAGTAGCGAAACTCAACACTGTACCGTCAACTTGATACATTGCGATTGTAGCAGTTTGTTGGATAGCCTGAATAACGTTTCCAACGTACTCTTGAACACCTTGTTGTGAAACAACAGTAGTGTTAGCAACAGCACGGAAGAAGTCTAACTTAGGACCAGCTAGGTTGACTGGTGTAGCGGCTGTAGAAGCTGATGGGCTTACTGGGCCGTTTTGTACATCGATTGCGAATACCGGTTGGGAATCGCCATTTACGGGGGTTAAAAATGCCATGATAAATTTCCTTTAAGTTTGTGACCCACTACGGGTCTGCTTTTATTTAGTCAATTTGGAAAAATCACGTGGGTTGAGGGTTATTTCTCTGTCGGTTTTGTGCGGCAAAAGCATTGGGATCAAAGCGATTCACAGCTTTGGCATAGCCTGCAGGGGTGGCCATGACCCAACCTTCTTGCCCGGGATGCTCTAGATCTGCTTGCTTTAGGATATCCATCTTTAGATCATGCAACAACAAGAACGCAGTAAAGGCAGCGGCCAAGGCAGGGGTATTGCTACTGGGGCTTTCCAGGTACTCCACAATGTTGCGGAACTTGCTGGGAGTTACTTTGCTTTGTAGCCATTCGCCAAACTCGGGCAACAGTGTTTGTGGATTCAGTGGAGCACCAACCTTGGTATTGATATAGTCCACGCATAGTTTGGCAAGGTCAGTGATCTTGTGTGCTCGTAATTCAGCAGGATTAAACAAGGTGGCAATGGCAGCACCATCTGTGCGAATCAACTGCTTGAGTTGTTTAACTTTGGCAGGTTCTACTGCCAGTGCAGATGGTGTTGCAGGACGCTCTAACATGAGTCCAGGAACTTCAATAAACGTCACACCCTTTAATGGCTGTCGTGCATCGCCCGCATCTGAATACATGCTGTGTACCGCAACGCCAATATCACTGTTGCCAATACGCTGACCCAAGTTACTTTGAGCTGGAATTTTGTACTCGATAGTGTTGGGACGGAACACATAGTTGCCGGCAATTTCTGGGGGTGTTGCCATGTACAGCAAGTCGCCCTTGACATAGCCTCGGAAGTTAGGCGGTAGTGTGGCTTCAAGTACCGGAAATAGCTGTGCATACAAGTTGATCAGCTCGTCTCGGCTGCCGGACCGTGTGCGTTGGATAGCGGCCATCATTTGGGGACTGGTAGCAAGACCATCGTAGCCCTTGGCTTCAAATCCTGATGCATCAGTAAGCACAAACTCGCCTGTGGCAGGTTTACGCCCCCAGATCACAGCAGGCTTACCGTCCCATTTAGCAGTGGTAGTTTTTTTAGGTGCTTCGGTAGCGTGAGCAACAATTTCTAACGCTTGCTGTATGCCAGCTGTGCCTTTACGAAACACATAGTCTTCCAGATGCTCAATGCCCTTGGCTCTGCCGCCTACTCCAGGCTCTTCTGCTTCTACTAGAGCAACATAACCACGATTAACAATACGATCACGCAAGCGACCCAGGAATCCCACATCATCTTCAGACACCGACAATTGTGGTTCTTTTAATCCTTCACGTGCTAGATATTCACGAAAGTCTTTTAGCTTGGCATCTTTATTGGGATCATTGCTCAATGCGGCGTAGATGCTTTCCACATTCTTTAAATTTTCTTTTGTGAATGCAGGACCCAATAACATTCGTGCCACATGGGTGGGATCTAGACCGCCTTTAACCAGTTCTTCAGTTGATCGACTGAACATGCCATTTGCACCCACTTTGAACCCCAGGGCCTTGGCCATTGAACTCATTAGCACATTACGGTTCATGCCCTTGAATGCCGAACCTTCTGCACCGCCATAATAGAACGTGCCCCAATCCAAGTTGGGAAAGAACATAAAGTCTGTTTGTACATAGCCTTTGTCAGGGTCTCCGGAAATGGGAGTTTTAAAATGTACTTCGCCCTTTTTAACCACCCATTCACGTGGATCTAATCCCTGGCTAGTCACAATCTGTTGTAGTGCTGTGGCCAATTGATCTTTTGAAATTTCATTCAGGTCCACCCCAAGATCCAAGTCGCCGGATGTGGGCTTGCGTCCTGTGGATCCCAGCCAGCGTTCTGGTGGAAAATCAATTCCCAGAACATTTTCAATGTATTTGATGGTGGCAGGCACATCCGCCTGATTGATGCGCTGTGTTAATGGGTTGCCTTGTTTGTCCTTAAAGACATTTCCGCCTTCTTTGAGATACATAATTTATTTCTTCATGCCAAGTAATTGTTGTAACGCTGCCAGCGATGCTGGATCTCTTGCCATTTGTTGCATTTGTGCAACTTGATTGTCGTCTAGGTCCAATTTATCAACAACTTGTTGAGACTGTGGAGTTATTCTGCTGGAAGCTGTTCGTCGAGTGCCACTGAATTGTGCTATGCTTTTTGCACGTTGCACTGACGTTGCCAAATCCATCCAGGTTTTTTTGGCTTGGCCAGCATTGGTTTTGGGATCCATGGTCACATCAATTGCGGCTTGAATTTGTGCTGGCAACTGTTGTGATAACATACGTGCATCATTGTTGTCACTCAAGGCCGCAAGCCCAGCAATGTCAATGCTGGGAGCAAACAAGCTGTTTAGGAATTTTTCAAATTCTTGTGTGAGTTCTGCGGGAGCCAACTGATCTGCACCAGTGGCAGGTATCTTGGGATCTGCCACTGACTTCGAAGTGCTCACAAGTTGTTGTACCACTTGAGCCCAGCGTTGTTGCATTTGTTTGGACAATGGCTCTAACAATGATCGATTCATTTCACCGGCTGCGGCCTGACGTTGATTTGCTGACACAGGTGCGCCTGCAAATTGGTCTGCAGGAACTGATCCAGGCAACAATTTATTGGCCAGGCCCGTGGCAATGTTGCTGCCAATTTGTCCCATTATGCCAGCTTCGTTTACGCGGCGTCGTGTTATTTCATGAATCTGCATTGGTTTTCCTAACGGATCTAGAAAACTTTCCAGCATCCTTTGTTCTAATGGCATTGAGCAATTTTCTTGTGAGATTATCTGCTTGCTCGGCACCAAATTCTTTTTCAATTTGTTCTACTAGTCTAATGGCACTTGAGATAATATTGTCGGCTCTACTTTCAATAATTAGGCGACGATCACGCTCAACATACATTGAGTCTAATTCTTCCAACAAACTGCGTGTCTTTCTTTGCATTACTCCGGGGCCTTTGTATTATTTAGTATTTGTTGGTAGGATAATTTGTTCTGCTGCCTTGGGAAAAACTTCACGCCAGTTAGTTCCACGACGTTGATCTATCTTGCCAAGATGTTCAATAACAATGTCATGAGCACTGGCTGCAGACAATGGTCCAAACGCCGAACTTAATTTGTGCTTTATTAGTCGACCCAGATTATCATGTTTAAAATTTGTTGCAAACCAGTCAGTGATTTCGTCAACGTAGTATTGGCTTAAAACATTTATAGTACTGTTGATTCCGTAGCGGGCATTTTCTCCGCAGTTGTTGATCATCCATTGAAAATTCTCTACAGTTTGTGTCCAGTTTGCTGGATATCTGATATACTCGTATCTTGGGCCAATATCGTCCAAACTACAATAAACGTCAACTTGATTACATTCTTTCCATACTTCTAGCAATTCTGGACTGGGCTGTACTGTACCATTGGTGGTATAGTATAAAGTAACCTTTGATTTGTTTGGTAGTGCTTGTAGAAATTCCACGTGTTCCTTACTGAGAAACGGTTCACCGCCCCATAAATGAATAATTTCTATGTGACTTAAATCTAAGTTTTTCCAGGCGCGATTTACTATAGATTTTTTTTCGTCTTTGATAACTCCAAGTTCTTGTTTCCACAAACTGCTGTTATTAGGACCACACATGATACAGGCTAAATTGCAAATGTCGCCGACCCAGTAATCCATTTTTGTTAGTTCAACTGTGGGAATATCTCCAGGCCGAATTGGAGTGTTATTCCATGCCCATTTGTCAGCGGCGATTTGTTTGCGGCTGGGGAACCCTTGACTTTCCATTTCAGTACACGATTTACATCCAGCTGGCGGAGTTCCATCAATCCATTGTTGTCGGATGTTGACCAAGTTGGCATTGTTTACAAAATCTACAGTTTCAGCCTGGGCCAATGGATATATGCAACATGGAGCAATAGCAGGTTTATTGTTACGGAATTCAATGCTGAGATTTTTAAATGGCTCTAGGCAAACAGTGTTAGTATTATTCATTTGTATTATTTAGTGGGTGCAAAATTCTAATAAATATCTATTACTGCTTGCAAAGCAAAAGGAACAATAATGACCAGTCAGATCAACCCAGAGAATATAGATGCTTCGTATCCGGTGGCCGGACAACCCAATAATACGCAAGGCTTTCGTGACAATTTCACCAACACCAAAGTCAACTTTCAGTATGCTGAGGACGAAATCAACGACCTTCAGAGCAAAGCTGTATTAAAGGCCGCACTGACTGGTACCACATTAGATAACAACATGAATGATGCGCTGATTTATGCAGCCAAAATTCAAGACTTTTCAGCCACGTCAGTTGCTATCACTGCCACAGCAGGATCTATTGTGGTGGATTACAGTGCAGGACACTACCAAACTATTTCAACAACAGGCAACATCAATGTCAGCATTGGCAATTTCCCAACTGCTCCGGCTTTTGGATATATTAAACTACAACTGGTAATAGATGCTCCTGGTAGAACTGTTACATTCTCGGGCATGACCACACTGTATGGCACCACAGGTGTTCAAGGCATGATAGGTAATACCATTACATTTGCTGCCACTGGCACATATGAGTTTGCATTCCAAACCAATAGTGGTGGCACAACTGTCACCATGTTTGATCTAAACAGACCGTTAAATTACTATACTAATTCAGTTACTATTGCCGGCAGTCTTTCTGTTAGTGGCAACATAGTTGGTAACATAGTTACTACTACACAAACATTCACAGGAAATCTAACAGGTGGAAATTTGCTTACAGCCGGATATGTAACAGCAACTGGCAATGTGACTGGTGGTAATATAGTAACTGCTGGCAATATCAGTGGCTCACACTTTATTGGTAACGGAAGTCAGTTGACTGGCATAACAGTTTCCAGTGGCACCGCTATTACAAATGGCAGTAGTAATGTAATTGTTGCTGCCAATAGCAATGTAACCATTGGGGTCGCAGGCACATCAGATATTGTACATTGGTCCAGCACCGGTGAATATGTCACTGGTCTGATTAGTGCTACTGGCAACATCTCTGGTGGTAATTTATCAACCAATGGTAATATTATTGCTGGAGGGTATGTGCTTGGTAACGGTGCATTATTAACAGGGGTGGCAGCATCCACAAATATTGTGTCAGGCACCACACAAATGGCAATTGAGTTACCAAGTGGAAATATACAAGCAACCATTGGCGGTACTGCCAACGTGGTAGTAATTTCCACATCAGGGCTTGGTGTTGCTGGATTTTTAGCAGCTACCGGCAATCTAGTTGGAAGTAATGTCAGCACAGTTGGGTTGATGACTGCAACTGGCAATGTAACTGGAGGTAACCTACGCACTAGTGGATTAATCAGCGCCGCTGGCAATATCACGTCGGGCAACGTTGCCGTGACTGGAAATGTTAGTTTAACTGCCAATGTTATCGCCGGTAATTTAACAACAGGTTCACAAGTGGTTGCACTAGGTAATGTAACTGGCGGCAATATCAGAACTGACGGACAAGTGCTTGCAATGAGTGCTACTGCTATTCCGGCTGGCGGCTCAGCAGGTGCAGGCTATCAATTTTCGACCACTGCAAACTTTGGTGTGTTCTTTGGATCAGGTGTGCCCACACTAAGTGCCGCTCAGGGATCGTTGTACCTGCGCAGTGACGGCAGCACAACCAATAATCGAATGTATGTCAACACCAATGGCACCACTGGATGGACTGCGGTTACAACTGCTAGTTGATTATAGATATCTACTGTAAAAGTCCACAATATCAGGAAAGGTTTTCTTCCAATCCTGACCTCTTAAGGCGTCAAATTTTTCAGTTTGTGTTATGAATCTTTTTATGGCTTTGGGATTTTCTTTCCAATTGTCACCAATGGTATGAATCTGTTTGGTGCCTGCTAACGCATTTGCATATTCTTGTGTGATGTGTCTGACATCAAGATACTCATGGGATGCCAATTGTGCGCTATAATTAACTACATCCCCTTCTCGATTAGAGTTAAAGTTTTTACTGACCCAGGTAGAAACTTCATCAAAATAAAACAAATTTAAACAACTGATAGTCTCTTGAACCATAAACATCACATTACTCGGCAAAGATTGGCGTAGTTCTAAAATGTTGTTTGCAACTTGATTCCAGTCAGCTGGCCAACGCAAATATTCAAATCTATTTTGAGTACTGTCCATGCTAATCATTAGTTTTACTAATTTAAATTTTTCAATAATATCAAAATATTTAGGGTCAATGGGTTGAGTCCCGTTGGTTTGAAAAACCAACTGCAATCGATTTTTAGCATCAGGCACCAATTTACTTAGAAGGTTGGCAGTATGCCAATAGGTATTACCCATCAGAGTTTCACCGCCACAGAATTGAACCATTTCAAGATTTGTAAGATCTAAATTTCTTAACATCTGTTCAATTTTAAACAGATTATCAGTTGCCGGAAAAGATGCTGTGTAAAGATTGTTGTCTTTAAGATGCTTGGTCCAGAATGTACTAGAGTGTGGTCCACATATTCTACATGCTAGATTACAATTTCGATCAAATAATAAATCAATACGTTGTGGACCAGTTAAGTTTTGTTTGACTCCAAATTTGTCAATCATGGCCTGCCTAAAACTTCTTGATCCAGCTTTTTCCAAACGTTCACACTGCCAACATTCAGGATGCCATTCATTACGATTATTTTTTTCTCGTAGTTGCTGTAAGTTTTCGTGGTTCCAGTCAACTGTTGATTCATCTGACAGATTTAGACTATTTGTACTTAAACAACATTGATTGTATGTTAATTTATTAGTAGAATTTTTAATATCGATGTTGAGCCCACCATGAATCATTGGACAATAAATGTTGTTTTGCATATTATGACTTCTTAATTTGACCCAGCAATTGCTTGAGTTTTGCACTTTGCACGTCGGCTGTGACTTTTTCTGTGTCTTCTGATTTTAACTCCTTACCCCCTGCTTGATACTCCCAGGCATGTGTGCCTGTGGGCTTCTCCCACTTGGTAGATTTAGTGCTTTCAGTATCAACAGTGGTTATTTGGCTACGTGCTTTGATTGTGTCCATGATGCTACTCTGAGGCTTGTTGTAACCTGTGCCTTCATCTCCACCCTCATCTGTAATGCGCATGGTTTCAATGTTGTATTCCAGGTCAATCTTTTGTCCCACGCCTGTTGAACTACGACTCTTCATACATTGTATTTGATACTTGCCACGCTCTTTCATTGACCGACTTGTAAAGATACCAAACACATTATCAGCAGTATTAATCTTAGAGATACCGCCCGAAATGTGCGAGTGATCAAACTCAACTTCTTCTACTGCGCTTCTGTTCAACTGTGATGCTGTGACCATTAGCACACCCAGCTCTTTGGCCAGGTTACGCAGTTCCTCACTCACATACTTGTCTTTTACAAACAAGTCATTGGGACTGACTTTTGCACTTACTGGCATCAACAAGTCCAAATAGTCAATCATCACAAAGTCCACTTTCTTACCTGTCTGAATTTGATACTCTTTTAAGTAAGCACGAATGTCGTTGATATTGCTCTGTGCTGGCAATCCTTTGACTTGATAGTTGCCCGACTTCTTGCCTACCAACAGCACTTTCATTGTGGTTGTGTCAATGTCCTTACGAATATCCTTGGTACTTGTCTGTGTTAGCATGGCATCTGTACGCAAACTTGTGAGCTCTTCTGACAGTTCTAATGTGATATAAACTCCACTCAATCCCTGTTGTAGCCAGTTGAGTGCGATATTCATCATAACCAAGCTCTTGCCTGAACCTGATCCGCCTGCAAAGATGTTTAGTTCTCCTCTACTGAATCCACCATGCAACAGCCTGTCCATTTGTGGCCAGCCTGTTGATACTTGTCCACCAGAGTTGAAGTACTTGTTGATTCTGGCTGAAGGATTAGCAAAGTAGTCTGTGCCCATGTCCTTGGTCAAGCTAATTTGTACAGCATCTTTGATCAGTTTCTCTACAGGATCAAAGTCGCCTTTTTCCAGCAAGTCTGCTGCCTTTAAAATAGCACGTTCAAGTTCCTGGCGTTTTGTAAACGATTCAAACTCTTCCATAAACCAATCATAATGGCCTTGATTTAGATCCGGAACTGGCGCAAGTTTAACTCCAGTGGTTGCCGAAATCTGCAACCTGTCGGGCATGGTCTTGTGCTTGTCACTGTGTTCTTTGATGAACTCTGCGGCTTTGCGCAGGCTTCGGTCAAAGTTCTCTGGATTGTAAATATTTTGAATGCGCACATAGCTGGACGCATCTTCCAACATCATCTCTAAAAATAGTCTTTGGACATCAAGTCCGTATTCTTTTAGCAAGTTGTTTCTTCCTTATTTCTATCTTGATTTTACTTGTTTCTCTTGATTGCATTATAGTCAGCAAGGTACCAAGTCGACCCAACTCTACCACAGCATCGTTTATATCTTTAACGTGTGCAGGCCAGTTGGGTATGCTCACAGCCCATCCTAGTTCTACAGCACGATCAATTAGTTCTAGGCCAGCCATGTCCTGGTCTGGCACTACTGTTATTTGTTTTCCTAGACTGCGTATGAGTCTAGCCTGTCCATCGCTGATGGTGTTGTGCATCACGGCAAGTCCTCCAATGCTAAGTGCATCAAAGATACCTTCCATTACTAACGCATGGTCCCAGGCTTTGTTTTGTAGATCTGTGCCAAACACGTAGTTAGGTTGGCTGTCGGATATGTACTTAGGCGTTTTGTTGTCGAGAAATCTACATGTATAACCCACAATCTGGTCATTATGGGTAAATGGAATTATCACATGCGGTCTTGTCCAGTGGATGCCATCGTTTTGTATCTGTACCATGACAGGAAAGTCTTCTGGCACCTTCCTTGAACGCACGTAGTCTCTGTAGTTGCCTTCATCAGTTAGCAGTTCAGCAAACGGTGGCAGGTCACGTTCTTCAAACTCAATTGCAGAGAGTGAGTTAAAAGTTTTTTGCCGATCTTCTAATATGCCATTGATACTCCTGTGGCGCAGACTTTCCAAGTTAAGATAATCAATGTCTGCGTCTGCAACACCGAGCCAGGTTAAGAGCCTGCGGGCCTTAAAGCTCACTGAGCGGCCAAGGATAAAGCTGGCGGTGTATCCACAGTTGAAGCAGTGATAACTCCAACCTTGTTCGGTGGCCTTTAGGCCACCACGTTGTCTTTTGTCTGGACTGTTGCCGTTGTGCCCGCAACAAACCGCATTGAAGCTGATCCATCCTGATGGAGTGTGTTTGCGTTTGCCGGGTAAGTAGGAGACAATGTCTAGCATCTGTTATACAGTATAACAGATTACTTAACACAAGTCAATTAACGATACATCAAATTGGTAACAGTACCGTTGTTTATGACAACACTGGCGTAGACAGGATTACCAAATGTAATTGGCAAATAACCCGAACCACCATCTGTCACTGTGATAGGACCGCAACCACCATCAGATCCTATACTGGCCACTGCCTTGGCTCCTGCACCATTGCCCACAATTAACACATTTGGTGCTGCCACATAATTTTGGCCGGTGTTGTTGACTGTGATACCTGTGACCATTCCGTCAACCACTGTGGCAGTGGCAGTGGCGCCAAATCCTTGGCTCTGATTGAATGCCACCCGAAGCAGTGGATGAAACCCAAGCACATTAAGATAAATGCTTTCTGTTGCATCCATGTACTGTGTTGAGTCGGTCACATCATACCAAGGTGCTTCATAGTCCTCGGCTGCTTGTGCTTTGATTGTGCCTGTGTAATGTGTTAGATCCATTTTAATTGTGGTCAAGCTGGCACCGTGTGTGGGAATTTGACTTGAATAAAATTCTGTTGCGTGTGCGGCATTCAATGGCTGCGGTGTAAGAGCCCAGTCTGGCCAGGTGCTTGGAGGATTTTGCGGCCAAGCATTTGGGCCATAAATTGTGGGTATAGTCAAGTTGGCACTGTCTTGAAATTCTGGCAGTATAGAGTCCACAATGTTGCAATCTGCTCGTGCTTGGCTATTGGCATCTGTGTACACAGCTTGAACATAATTTCCTGAAGTACGTTGTATGCTGTAACTAGCAGGCTGTGCTACCAAATCAATGGTATCTTCTGTTGTCAGCACTACCTTGACTCTGCCAAGTGCGGCACTCAACGTTTCCATTGGTTTGCTGAGCAACAGCACATCGCCATTTTGGCCAATCATACGGAACACAAATGTGCTGCCGGTGATGTTTACAGGTTTTTGTTCCTGATTAATAAATTCAAACAAAAGCACATTATCAACGCCTTTGTTTACAGTTAGTTGTTTTGCGTACACTGGATCGTACCTCGCTGTGAAATAGCCACCGCTGGTGTCAATCAATAACACTCTGGTGATTTGCTGATATAAGTAAACGGTGGTGGAATACATAGAACAATATTTATGGGTAATAATATCTTTGACAAATTGACGGAAAAGTATCCGTTTAT